AGACGATTCTTCTAAATACTCTGCAACATTCCAACAGACTATTCTTATTGACAAAGATAGCGTTGGTAAATACGATAAAGAATCTGGAGCATTCCCAATTTCAGCATATGTAATTGATTATGTTGGAAAGTATGGTGAAGACAAACAGGAAATTAAACAGAACGTAGCATTTCCTAAACTATTTCAATTTGAAATTGCTGAAGCAGAATTAGAAAAGGGTACAAAACTTCTTAGTAAATTGTTTAAAGCAAAGAAAGATAATGTTAATGAAATTATGGTCGAAGGTAATATTGTTGAAGGTCAGGCAAAGATTAATATTACTCTTGATGATGTGCCCGATGATATTAAGGAATTAATTGAGTTAGGTGCGTATACTGAAGAAGAAGCACTTGCAAAGTGTGCTGTAGGTAATACCAGAGAAAAGAAAATGGTTATTAAGAAGCCCGTAATTAGAATTGTTGGTGAAGGTGACGAAAAGAAACCTATTATTGTACGAACTGATGATAAATATAAGTTTGATGATTTGGTATTTTTGAGTCAATTAGTTAAGAGTGAAGATGATGATAAGAGCGATAAGAGTAGTAAGAAAAATGATGATAAAAAGTCATCTGATACTGATAATGAATCTAAAGAATATAGTTTAGATGATCTAGACGCATTGCTAAACGATTAAAAGATTAATATAAAAGGGTAATTAATTTTACCCTTAAATTAATCATAAATATGGAAGGAGTATATATTTGGGTAGAAAATTTGGGAAAAAAAATGTTATTAAAATTGATCCTTTGGCTTATAACATTGGTCTTATAGGAGAATCAGGTATAGGCAAAACAACTTTAGCAAAAGAAGTTTGTGAAACTTTAGTTAGCGAAGATGGATACATAATAGCCAATGTTGGTCGTGAAGATGGTATAGATGCAATAGCTGGAGCAATTTATGAAGATATTCCTGATTGGGATATATTTGATGAATTTACAGAGGATATAATTGAAAATAAACTTACAGATTATAAAGATTTAAAGGTTATTATATGGGATACAATTGATGAATTAATCAGAATAGCAGAGCCAGAAGCTATAAGACTTTATAATAAAGAAGTAAGAGAAAATCCTAGTAAAAAAGAAAAGAGAGAAGCAAAAACCATAAAGCAAGCATGGGGTGGTTATGGCGAAGGTGAAAAATATACCATAGATTTAATTATGGAAAGAATGTGGGAATTAAAAAGAGTCGGTGTTGCTATGTTCTTAGTTGGACATACAAAAAAGAGAACTATGAATGATCCTGTATCTGGATTGGATTATGATATTTTAACTACAAATATGCAATATAATTATTTCAATGCACTTAAAACCAAACTTCATGTTCTTGGTGTTGCTAGTATTGACAGAGAAATAATTCAAGAGAAAACTGGCAAGAAAGATTTTAACGGTAAAGATAAAATTCAAGGAAAAGTAAGTGCTGAGATTAGGAAAATTACATTTAGAGATGATAATTTTAATATCGATTCTAAATCAAGATTTTCTGAGATTATTGATTCAATAGTATTTGATTCAAATGAATTTATCAAAGCCATTGAAGATGCTATTAAAATTGAACATGAAAAACAACCTAATAAAAAATCAATTGAAGAAGCAAAGCAGGAACAGGATATTGAGAAGAGTAAAGTTGTAGAAAAAATTGCTATTAAGAAAAAAGAAGAAATACAACAGAAGAATGAAGCAGAATTAAGAGAAAATTTAATAAGTGAATTTAAAAAATTAATGTCAGTAATACGAGATGATAAAGAAAAGGTTTCCAAGGTAACTACTAAAATGAAGGAATTAGAATTATCAGCAAAAGAATTAGATTCTGCTGATATTGAAAAATTACAAATATTTGTAGATTTTGTTAAAGAGTTATCTTAGATGTTTAATTAAATAGAGGGGTTCGCCCCTCTTATTCTTTAAAGTAGGTGAATTATGCAATGGCAAAAATGACACAAGAAGAAATAGAAAGTTTTGATGAACTTTATCAATACATAAAAAAAGATATATTTGAATATACCAATCAGGCTTTACCTAAATATATGATTTTACGATTAAAGGGATTATCCGAAGGTAAATTTATGGCAAATAATTATGTTAAACCTATGGCTAAATATGATTATAAACATATTTTATATGCCTTTAAGATTAATAAAGTAAAAATAAAAGAGATAGTAAATTCATCAAAATTTAAAAACGAACAACATAAATTCAATACCATAATGTTAATAATTGAAAAAGATATAAATGATGTTGTTAATAGATTAAAGCGAAAAGTGAAGTCTGAAGAAAAAATTGAAAAGATTGATCTTAAAAATGTGACTAATGAAGGTGCGGAATATAAAAATAAGAATGATAAAAAAATAAATAATGAATTAGAAGAGTTGTGGTAATGGTGGTGATATATTGACGGAAAAGAAAAAAGAATTAACTCCATTAGAAATTGAATTAATCAAAAGTAGCAAACAGGTTCAAGAATACAAACTAGCTTGCGAAGCAAATATTGTAGCTATTTTATATGTAAATCCTGAATTATATTTTACATATGATAAATTAAATATTAAGAGTTTTAGCAATAATACTTGGAGGGTATATTTTGCTATTGGTTATGATATTGTTGTCAAAGAAGGTAAGAAATCATTAGATGATATTACTGTTGGATTATATCTTGAAAAACATCCTAAACTTAAACAAAAATATGATGAATATGGTGGTTATGACACCATTGATAAATCAAAAGAATATGTAAATATTGAAAATATCGGTGGTTATATTAATGAATTAAATAAGTGGAATGCAGTTTTACAGTTACTTGCAAGAAGATTCCCCGTCCATGATAAAATTAAGCAGTTTGTAGATATGAATGCAGAAAGCATATACGATTTATATGAAGCTCAATTAAACCATGTATTTGTTAATGTAGAAGGTGATGTGCAAAGTTATAATCTTTGTGAGGATATACATGAATTATTAGAAAAATTAGATAAGGGTGAAAATGTTGGAATGCCTTTATATAATTCTCCTATACTTAATAAAGAAATTGGTGGTAATTTAGAAGGTCATATTACTATGTTAGGTGCATTAAGTGGTGCAGGGAAAACAACATTAACAATAGAACTTCTTCTCCCTCAAATTCTTCATTATAATGAAAAAGTATGTATTATGATAAATGAAGAAGATGTTTCTAAATGGAGAAAAGAATTAATAATATGGGTTGCCAATAATATATTTAAAAAGGAATTGAAAAAGTATATTTTGCGTGATGGTGGTTTTAATGCAGAACAATGGGAATTATTAAAACAATGCGCTGATTGGATAGAAGAAAAAAAAGAAAATAGAAATATAACTATTATTCCCTTTCCTAAATATACGGCCAAATTAGCAATTAAAACTATAAAAAAATATTCATCTTTAGGATGCAAATGGTTTGTTTTAGATACTATGAAAGTATCTTCAGATGCTAAAAGTGATTTACAATGGCAAGAAATGACTAGAGACAGTGTAGAAATATATGACGCAATTAAACCAGCAGGTAGAAACGTTCATATATGGATTACGTATCAATTAGGGAAAGCAGCAACAACAAAAAGATATTATACTAATGATGCAATTGGAATTGCTAAAAATATTGTAGACGTTGCTTCAACTAATTTAATGATTAGAAAACCTTTTGATGATGAGTATGAAGATGAAAAAAATGAATTAAAATGTTATCGATTAGAAGGGAAGAATAAATTAACCAAAATACCTTTTAAACTTGATAAAAATAAGCATTATACAATTATATTTATTACTAAAAACAGATTTGGGTCAACTAATGAATTTCAGATAGTAGCAGAAAATGACTTAGCAAAAAATGTTTATAAAGAAATTGGAATTGTGAAAATACCGCTTGATTGGTGATAAAAGTAGGTGATATTTAAGTTGTGACAGCAATAGAACTTATCCAATACATAATTGATAATAATTTAATACAAAAAGTTCTTGATAATCTCGGTTGTCATGGACTTAAAGAATATTCGACTGAGTATCGTTGTGGTCTACCAGGACATAAAAATAAAACAAGTATATCAATAAAAAAAGATACTTTAAAAACAAAGATATATCAATCAGATAGTGGTGTTATTCGTGGTGATTTATTGACACTTGTAATGACTGTTAAAAATATTTCTTTTGTAGAAGCGAATAAATATTTACATAAATTATTAGGACTAAAGTATCAATATAAAAATACCAAGAATAAGAGTAAGAATAAACAAGAGGAAAAACAAGATCCATTAGAAATATTTAAAAAAATTAAACGCAAAAAAAAATCCGTAAATATCCACGATATTGAAATTTATGATAGTACCATTATAGAAGAATACGAACCTTGTCTTTATGTGGATTGGGTTAAGGAAGATGGGATAATGGAGTTTACAAGGAAAAGATTCAATATCGGTTATAGTTACAAGCATAAAAGGATAGTTGTCCCCGTTAGATATTGGGCGGGAGAAGAAGATGATTATATTGGTATCATTGGAAGAACTAGCATTCCCAATTATGATTTATTAGATATTCCAAAGTATTATCCTCTCAAACCTTATCCAAAGGGAATTAATTTATATGGACTCCAAGAAAATTATAGAAGTATACAAGAAAATAATTTAATAGTAATTATGGAGTCTGAAAAATCGGTGCTTAAAAGACATAGTAGATTAGACGAAACAGTAGTAGCGGTAGGTTCCCATAATTTAAGTGATGAACAAGTTAAAATATTAATAGGTGTTAATTGTGATCTTGTATTAGCTTATGATAAAGATATATCTTTAAAACACATTAGAAGTGAATGTGAGAGATTCTACGGAATTCGTAATATAAGTTATATATATGATAAGTACGATTTATTAAATGAAAAAGATTCACCAGCAGATGCACCAAATAAAATTTATAATTATTTATTAAAACATAGAGTTATTTATGATGAAAGAGAACATAAAGAATATTTAAAGGAGTTAAAGGAGTTAGAAGATGGCAAAAGTAAAAAATGAAATAATAGTATATAAAAATTATGCTGAAGTTGTATTAAGAAATAAAGACAAAGTAGAAACGGGTAGGGCATTAATAAATGTTGAAGATATAGATTTGATTAAAGATTTCAAATGGTATTTAAGTAAAGACGGATATGCGGTTTCTACAGATAAGAATAAAACACTCGGGACTTCATATATAACTATGCATGGGATAATAATGAATTGTATTAAAGGTTTTAAAATTACTCCAGATCACGACAATAAAAACAGATTAGATAATAGAAGAAATAATTTGAGATTATCAACTAGAAGTGAACAACAAATGAATCATAATAAAAATATAAAAAACACATCAGGAATTATAGGAGTAAATTGGGATAAATTTTATTCTAGATGGTTAGTTAGAATAAGTATTAATAAGAAGAGTAAAAATATTGGTTATTTTGATGATTTGCAAGATGCAATTATAACAAGATTAAAAGCAGAAAAAGAATTTTATAAAGAATTTGCACCACAGAAGCATTTGCTTGAACAATATGGAATAAAATAATAATATAAATATAAGGAGATATGAATGAGAAAAAGCAATGAAGAGTTAGAATTAATAAAAAAAGAATTTAATTGCAATAGACTTTGGAGTTGGTCGAGACTCAACACATATATAAATGATTCTTATGAATATATGTTGCATTATATATTACATATACCAGAAGATAGAAATGATAGTATTTATGCAATATCTGGTAATCATGCTCATGATTCA